GCGCAGGAGTCGGAGTTGCGGCAGCACGCCGACGTGCTTGTTCCTCCCGAATCCTCGAAAGGTTGCCGTAGATGCTACGATAGCCACTCGGAAGTTCAGCAGGTCCACCGTAGAGTTGTTGATTCGGATTGTACGGGGTGAAGGTGGGTCGGGAGGTACGCGGGATCGTCCCAAAGATGTTTCCCTTGGGAGCCACGAAAGCTTCGAAGGGATTGACGGGGCCGCCCTCAGCGTAACCCTTGATGAAAGAATCGTATCCCTTCATAGCTTGTCCACCTTCACGATGCCCTTCGATTGCAGATCCGTCAGCAGCTTGACGAGGGTGTTGGCAACAGCGGTAACCGTTACTGTCCCCAGATCGAGGGTGGCCGACGCCGGTACTGTAGCAGAAACTGTATAGCCTGTCACTGCTGGCCCCGTCACCACCTGGCCGTGGTAGAGGTTGAGGACGCGGATCATTTCCCCCCACGCCATCTGGGCATCAACCGGAAGGGAAGTCGGGGGCAGGGGAAGAAGCGGTTTCATCGTTCACCATCGGGGCCAAGCCGGAAACGAATCGCACCCAGACGCCAAGAAGTATTGACATCATTACTCTCAATGCGATAATATGTATGGCGGCCCCTCATCCGGAAATCTATTTTTTGGGTGGCGGCGGAAACCAGGTAGGGTCCCTTCGTCACTTCCATGGATTCGGGGGTGTTGGGATACTTGAGGGCATGCAGCGTCATGGTGACGTTGCCCGTCATGACTCCGCCATCGCGCCCCGAAAAATCGGGGATGATACGATCCACAAACATCAACTCCTGGCCCGCATCCAAATCGAAAAGATTGGATTCGATGTAGGCGTTGATGGCTGCCCCATCGGCGGTGTTGCCGAATTCGTGGTAGTAGAGTTTGGTTGCGGACGCTTCGTAAGCGACCCCAATCGGAAAACTGTTGATGCCCTGGTCGAGCCACGCGGTGCGGACCAGGCGGCCAATACTCCACACGTCCTGCATGTAGTCGTAGATGACGTAGGAATCGATCTCGCCCGTGGTCGTTGGGTAGAACCAGATCACCTCGTTGTAGGAGGTGTTGCTGGCGCAGTAGATCTTGTCGAGTTGGCTGCGGTCGAGGCTGTCGAAGACGTAGCGAAGTACGTCGCACTTCATGGGGCGGGCGGCAGCACCATCATACACCATGAAGCGTTCATCGGCCATCCAAAAGGTACGCCCGCCCACCTCAACCATGGCGTTTTGGCCAAGGGTACCACAGTTGGTACCGATAAGCTGGAAGCCGAAGGTGTAGGGGGGACCCACCTGCTGCATGCTGTAGAGGTTTTCGTCGGTCCAGATGAGGATCTGGCCTCGGGTCCGCCGCGCCGCAATGATGCGGGAGGCACCCGACAGGACCTTGTCGCCAGCGGTGTTGGTGGCCGATGCGTTCCAGTCGGTGATGTCTTCCTGGTTGCACCAGCGGATGTAGAGGGGGTTGACCACGGAGGTGAGGGCGTCGGGGCACCCAAAGGATATCAGGTGGCGGTCTTCTGGCGACACCAGGATCTGGGCATTTTGGCTGGGGGTCGTGGAGACGAGGTAGGCTCGACTCGTCAAGCCCATGCTGCTATCCCAGTAGTAGATCTGGCCGTTGCGGGGTGAGGCCGCCAGGTCTTCTCCCCAGTTGTCCAGACTCCAGAAGCGGAGTGGGGCCAACGCGGTGAATTCCGCGTTCCAGGCTTGGGGTCCACTCCACACGCCAGCACCCCAGCCGGTGTCAAGCTGGTTGGACGCGGGGCCAGGGGCCAAGAGGAAGTAGCCTTGGAGGAGGCCACCGGCTGCGGCAGAGGTGGCGGCTGCTGTGGTGCCGGTGTTGATGGTAAAGGTGTTGCCATCGATCACCGTGATGGGGTAGCCCCCAAAGGGCGCGGACACCGGATAGATGTTGTCACCTACGGTTGCGGCGACGGTGGTGGCGTAGAAGTAGTTGCCGGTGGCCTGGCCGTGGGCCGACACCGCAATGGTGATGGTGGTGGATCCAGCGGAAGTGCTGATTGCGTTGGTGGCAGAGATGGATGCGGCGACGGGGGTGATGTCGTGGTAGAGGCCACCGTACCAGATTGCCAGGTGGGAGTTGGTGCCTACGGCCAGATAGACGTAGCCGGATTGGGCGGTCCACGTGAAGATGCTGCGGCCCACGCCGGGAATTGACTTGGGGTCGCTGATGCCATTGACGTTTTGCCAGCCGCCAATTTTTTCGGGCTGGCCGTAGCGGAAGCGGACTTTGTCGGCGTCATACCAACCACCCTCACCCGCGTACCGAGTGAGTTCCCGGACGATGCCGGGCTTCTGGGTTACTGGGATGAGTTTAGGAGTCGCCATTTTTACCTAGCAGGTTTTGGATGGTCTTCGACTCGTAAATCCGGATGCCCGTCCAGATTATGGTGAAGGTGGCTGCGATGGCTGGGAGGACCCCCGCCAAGGTACCCACCACCGTCACAACGGAGATGGCGTCGATGCCTTGCTTGACGGCTTCATCCTTCATGGCGTGTCTCCGATGTAGACAAGTTTCTCGCCGGTAAGCTTTTCCAACAGGCGGGCCAGCTTCATCATGTCGATGTTGACGAACTTGCCGTTTCTTTCGGAGTAGTAGGACCAAGCCATCTCTTCGCTGGGTCCGCCGCATCCGGAGAAGTTGTGGGGAGATAGAGTGGTGACGTTACCGGCCTCGTCCCGCACCTTCAACTCGCTGCTAGAAGAAACATCTTCAGCGTACAGGAGGATTCCGTTTGCGGTTGAAAAAGAGGGAGCTGTTCCATTTGTAATTGCTAAGACGTTGGAGCCACCCCCAGTGTGGCCAGATCCTAAAATAATTCCAGCCGAACTTACGTATACGGGGTTGGAAGTAATCCACAACCCTCCCGTAGAAGATACAACGCAGTCCAACTTAAGGTTTGTTGATTGGATAGTCAGATCTCGAGAACCACCTATGTCGGGGTCATAGCAATTTATGGATCCGCCTTTGAGAACAGCGGATAGAATTGGGCGGCTGCCCGCACCACTGTTGCCGATGTTAAAGTCATTTCCTCGAAAATTTACCGCAGACGTAAACATCGTATATCCAGATACGGAAAGTTCGGACTTAATGTTTACGGTAGACGTGAAAGTAGATATTCCGGAAACCGTGAAAGTTCCAACGACGCTGACGTTGCTGCGGAAACTGGCGACTCCGCCCACGGTCAACGTAGATGCGAGAGAAGTTGCCCCCGCAATGTCAACTGTGGATGCCAGAGTAGCTGCGCCCGAAACGAAAACTGAATTGGTTAGGGAGAGAGGCGCGCGGATAGCCACGGCAGATGTAAAAACGGCAGCCCCGGAAACAGTGAAGGATCCGGATACCGAGACGTTGCTGCCAAAGGTTGCGCCCCCAGTTACACCGAGAGAGGAGAACGAGGTGCTTGTGGCGTACAGGGTTCCGGATACCGAGACGTTGCTGTTGAAGGTGGCGGTAGCGTTGGTGACTAGGGTTGACGCTAGGGATGTAGGGCCTTTGATGTCTACGAGGGAGGCGAAGGCGGCTGGCCCCGAAACCGTGACAGCGGAAGTGAAGGTGTTGGCCCCGGTGAAGGTTTGGGAGGTGTCGAGGCGGGCGTAGTTGGTGAGGGAGGTGGGCAGGGTGCTGTAGACGGAGACGCCATCGGAGATCAGGAAAACCCACTCGTTGGTGGGTAGGGTGACCCCGGTCCCTGCGGAAGTGCGGACGGTGAGGGTGGATCCCGTCGCAGAGTTGCGGACCCAGTAGCCCTTCTCGACTTCGGGGACGATGACGGAGATGGCGGAGGCGACGGTACCCGCAAATTCGATGAAGGCGTTGCGGCCTTCGGAAGCGGATGCGTCTGCGATGGGAAGGGTGTAGGTGGCGGAGGCGGAGGCCAGGGTGATCTTGGAGTAGCCAGCGATGGCTTGCTCGATCAGGTTGAGGTTGTTGTTGGTCTTGGTGCCCCAGGTATTGGCGTTTTCGCCGGATGCCTGAAGTTCCAGTCGAAGCGAGGACGAATACGTGGAGGGCATCAGACACCGCCTTGCAGGGTATTGTCGCCACCAGCGGGCGAGTTATTGTTGAGGTTGTCGTCTTGACGGGTACGCCGCGCCTCGTTGCGAAGGCTGGCCACGGCGGCCTGGTACTTGTTTTGCCAGAGGGCCGCCGCGTCATAATTCTTCATGAACATACAGGCTTCGTGCATGCAGCCGTAGAAGAGAGCTTCGGGCGCATAGTCAGTAAGCCAGTTGGTGGAGGTGCCCACGGGTCCGATGGAGGTGGGGACCTGCACGTAGGAGATTTCGACAAGGGCTGCGGAAGTGGGCGCGGGGGCCACCAGCAACTGGGAGAAACCCCAGCGGGCGTAGTATTTGGGGGATCCCACGGAGGTGCGGTTGGGCCAGTATTCCCGGAGGAACTCGTCGGTCCTCATGATGAGTTGGCTGTAGGAACCATCGGAAATGTGGGTTACCGCTTTGAGGATGAGGGCATCCTGGGGGAGGCTGATGTATGGGTTGCC